AATAAACATCCGCACTATCACAAGGACGTGCGGCACCTTGAAACGATTGACGTCTATCGGGTGCTGCACCTGTTCAACGTCACTGACCCATGTATCCAGCACGCGGTCAAGAAGTTGCTGGTCGCTGGTGGGCGCGGAGCTGGTAAGGATGTCTCCCAGGATATCCGAGAGGCTTGTGATACTTTGCAACGGTGGCAGGAGATGCGTCAGGAAGATGCTGTGCCCGACATGAAGAAACTCGACGAGCAATGCACCGTCGGAAGGGACAGGTTCCAACCATGAGCAATCAATCGAAGCTGGGCAGCTTGGTGGAAGCTGTGGTCAATACTGCGCTCGGGCTGGTGATTGCTATGGTTGCCACTGCTGCAATATGCAAGGCGTATGCTATTCCAATGACGTGGGAGAACAACTTCATTATCACGTTCTGGATGACTGTGCTGAGTGTGCTGCGCTCGTACCTGCTGCGACGACTATTCAATGCAGCATGGCGCCCACGCCTGCAGGCTTGGTGGATAGTGCGCCGACCTGCTGTCATGCGTGCAATCGACAAGATCTGCGATGCTCATGCAAAGTACAGGAGCGGGAGACGCTGGTGAATAAGATGCGGGTGTCTTTGACACAACGCGGTGACGAGATCAGAGGCACCGTCGAACTCTGCACAGACGGCGTCTTTGTTCTTGAAGGACTTGCCATGGTTGTGGAACAGTTCGCACGCCAGCATAATGTGCCACCTGCGGAGGTCGTTCAAGACCTGTACGCGATTGTCTTAGGAAAAGTGAAATGACACGAATCAATCTGGTCCCGCCACAAGAGCTTATGGACCAACACTTGTTCGCGGAGTTCCGTGAAATCAAAATGGTGCCCAAGTCCCTTGCACGCAGTATCGCAGCTCGTGGCGTGCAAGGTGTGCTGAAGCGTATCCCAACAGCATTCACGCTGAACACTGGTCACGTGAGCTTCTTCTACGATAAGGGCTCCTACTTGGTGGAGCGGTATGCACTGCTGAGGCAGGAGCTTGAGCGGCGCGGTATCAACTTCAATCGCGAGTCCGAACTTGACCCGGATGGAACCATGCTTGCGGCGCCTTGGTGTGGTCACTACACTGCAACACCTGAAGCACTCCGTATCATTCGAACGCGCATTGCTGAGAAGATTGCGCTCAAGCCTAGCTGGTATCGTTATGAAGGGAAACCCATTGCATGACGGGATTTGAAATCGCATTGACTTGTCTTGCTCTCAACGTGTTCAAGGAAGCACGCGGGGAGCCTATAGCGGGCCAGCACGCCGTGGCACTGGTGACGCTCAATAGGGTATATCGGAGCGGCCTGGACAAAAACGTGTGCCAGGTTGTATTCGAGCCCAATCAATTCAGCTGGACTGTGACAGACTCGGAGGGCGGTGTGCTGCACCGTCACAAGCGTCCGGATCGGAACAGTGTAGAATGGAAGCGTGCAGAGCAATCCGCACGCGAGGCGCTTTACATGGAAGACTTCACAGGTGGCGCCACGCACTATCACGAGGTCAAGTCCAAGCCGATATGGCGTCGAAAGATGCAGTATGTCGGTCAATGGGGTAATCATTACTTTTATCGAGGTGAGTATGGGAATCAATATCAGGCAGAAGGGGCAGGAAGGGGAGCGCGAGATCCAGCGTGTGCTGGAGCCGATCGTTCGCAAGGTGCTGGAGCGCAACGGGATCCCGCTCCCGGAAAAGGCTATCATCCAGCGCAACCAGAATCAGAGCGCAGTTGGTGGCAGCGACTTGTCGAATACTTTTGGCCTGTGCATCGAAGTGAAGCGTCAGGAAGCACTGTCGATCGGTACATGGTGGGCACAGTGCATCGCGGCTGCAAAGGACAACAATGAATGGCCTGTGCTCCTGTACCGGCAGAACGGCAAGAAGTGGCGCTGTGTGACGCTGGTGTGGTTGCACTTGCCTGCGGGGGCCCAGAGGCAGGCCCGGGCGGAGTTCGACATGGACACCTTCCTGGCATGGTTCGAGGAATGGGTTGAGCGCAAGGTGCAGCAGGGTGAAGTTCCAAGAGTCTGAGGTCTGCCGTTTGTTAGATTGAAGGGAGCTCCGCTATACTCCGATTGAATTAACATCTATTGGAGTATAGCGTGAGCGAATTGGCGGACACCCTGACAAAGCAGGAGAAGGCATTACGCCAACGCTTTGTCGCGGAATACTTGGCTGACTACGATGCGTTCGCAGCAGCCATTCGCCTTGGCTACCAAGAAGCATTCGCGCAACAGTACGCCAAGCAGTTCCTCACCGAACCCTATACGCTGAAGCTCATCAAAGAGAAGGAAGCGGAGTTCGGCATCCTTACGGAAGAAGACCAGCATCGCAAGAAGATTGTGTCGGGTCTGTATCGTGAAGCACACAGCAGGTTCAACAGCGGATCGGCCCGGGTTGCTGCACTTACACAGCTGGCCAAGATCATTGGAATCGAGGCACCAGTCAAGACGCAACAGGTGCTCCCGAAGATTGGCAACACCGATCTGTCCAAGCTGACTGACGAGGAACTTGCCAAGCTCGAAGAAATGATGGGCAAGGCCAATGCAGCTTCCTGACATTGTCGAGATTGAGAAAGAACGCGCCAAGCGGTCATTCGGTTACTTCGTGCGGAAGGGCTGGCATGTGCTGGAGCCCGCGTCTCAGCTGAAATGGGGCTGGTCACTTGATGCTATCTGCGAACACTTGGAAGCGGTCAGCAGGGGTGAGATCCTACGCTTGCTGATGAACGTGCCGCCGGGCTGCATGAAGTCTCTTTTGACTGGTGTGTTCTTCCCTGCTTGGGAATGGGGCCCACAAGAGAAGCCCGGCATGAGGTATCTGGGCACAGCGCACAAGCAGGATCTGGCGGTGCGCGATAACTTGAAGTGTCGTCGCTTGATTCAGTCTGCATGGTATCAGGAACGCTGGCCCATTAAGCTGACGGGCGACCAGAACGCCAAGACCAAGTTCGAGAACGATAGCACTGGCTTCCGCGAAGCGATGGCATTCGCGTCCATGACTGGTTCGCGGGGTGATCGCGTACTGCTGGACGACCCGTTGTCCGTTGATCACGCGAACAGTGACGCAGACCTCAAGTCCGCTGAGATCACCTTCACGGAAGCACTGCCCACGCGGGTGAATAACGACGAGTCAGCCATTGTGGTCATCATGCAGCGACTCAACGAAAAGGACACGTCGGGCATCATTATCAAGCGCGAGCTCGGTTATACGCATCTCTGCCTGCCCATGCGTTTTGAGGCGGAACGACGCTGCATTACCAGCATTGGCTTCCGTGATCCACGCGAGCACGACGGGGAACTGCTATTTCCTGAACGGTTCCCTGAAGAAACTGTCCGCAGCTTGGAAAAGACGATGGGCAGCTACGCGGCAGCAGGCCAGCTTCAGCAGCGCCCGGCTCCACGTGAGGGCGGCATGTTTAAGAAGGCATGGTTCCCGATTGTGCGGGCTGTACCAGCGGGCACCAAGTTCGTTCGGGGTTGGGACTTGGCTGCAACCGAAGGGGCTGGTGACTGGACTGCTGGCGTTAAGATTGGACGTCAAAAGAACGGTCGATTTATCATCGCCCACGTTGTACGCGATCGCAAATCAGCAGCAGGGGTGGAACGTCTGCTAGTCAATACAGCAAGCCAAGACGGTTATCAGTGCGAGCAGTCCATACCCCAAGATCCAGGGCAAGCGGGGAAGCAGCAGGCGTCATACTACATCGGGAAGCTCGCCGGTTACACTGCCCACGCTACAACTGAGTCCGGCGATAAGGAAACCCGAGCCAACCCGCTGTCCGCACAGGCTGAAGCTGGCAATGTGGATATCCTGGAAGGTGACTGGAATGACGCATTCCTTGATGAATTGTGTGTGTTCCCGAACGGGGAGCACGACGACCAAGTTGATGGAGCCTCACGCGCCTTCAACACGTTGGCACTAGGCAGTCAATTTGATCTGGAAGCAATGACTTGATGAGGGTACTATGAGCGAACAACAGGCACCAGCCACACGGGACGACGGCCCGTATGAAAACGTCTTTCTGAACGTCGGCACCAAGAACGACCGCACTGCATACACACGGGCGGTGACGCCCCGCTTGCTGCAATATGGCGAGCTGGAAGGCTTGTATGAGGGTGACGGCTTTGCACGTCGCATCATTGACCTCCCGTCCGAGGAAATGGTTCGCGCTGGCTACTGCATTCAGGGCGTGGAAGACGACGGTGACGTGCTTGCCGAGCTCGAGAACATCGGTGCTCAAGAAAAGTTGTGCGACGCGCTGCGCTGGAGTGCGCTTTATGGCGGCTCCATTGTGGTCATGCTGATCAACGATGGTGGAATGCTGGAAGAACCGCTCAACGTGGAAGCTGCGAAGTCGCTGGAGCAGTTGCGCGTCTATGACCGCTGGCAGGTCACGCATCACCAGAAGTACCTTGATCCGAACGACATGCGCTTCGGCAAGACTCAGCTTTACATGGTGTCACCCATCGAGGGAACACCTTACGTCGTGCATGAGTCGCGCTGCCTTGTGTTTGATGGAACCCCTGTACCTGACCGCATCCGCGAACGGAATGACGGATGGGGCGCCAGCAAGTTGCAACAGTGCTATGACCAGCTGACGCGCTTTGGCATGTCTCACTATTGGGCGAACCAGTTGCTCGAACGTGCCCAGCAAGCCATCCACGGCATCCCCGATCTCACAAACCTGCTCCGCAGCCCTGGCGGTGAAGCACTGGTCAAGAAGCGTGTCGATTTAGTGGATATGACGCGCTCGATCAATAACACGATTGTCATTGACGCGGTGGAAAGTTACGACCTCAAGAGTACCCCGCTCTCGGGCGTTGCGGACATTGTGGATCGCCTGGGGCTCGCTTTGAGTGCTGTCACGGGCATACCTGAGTCCCTGCTCTTTGGCCGGCAGCAAGGCGGCTTAAACAGCACTGGCAAAAGCGATCTGGAAAACTGGTACGCGAAGATCGGGCAAGACCAGAACACCATCCTTCTGCCTCAGCTCGACAAACTGGTGACGGTGCAGCTCCACGTGATGGGCAAATACACCGACGACTATCTCATCAAATTCCACCCGCTGTCTGTCCCTTCCAAGAAGGAAACTGCTGAGACCGATTACAAGCGGGCACAGACGTTCGAGATCCTCAACAACATCGGGGCGCTGGACGCGAGCGAGATTCGCAAGATGCTCCCGGACGAGGGTTACGACATCGAAGACGTGGAGCAGATGCCTGAAACCGAAGTGGAAGAACCCGCAATGACCACACCTCCGCAGGGCACGCCGAATGGCAACGAAGAAGACCTTCAACAATCCTGACAGCCAGGAGCGCGAATACACGCGCCTCCTGCTGCGCTACTCGAAAGAGTTGCAAGCGGATGTGAATCGCGTGCTCATGCCACGCATCGACGATATCATCCTTCAGTACAAGGTTGAAACGCGGACGGATAGCTGGATTGACACGCTCGACGCGCTGATGGCGGAGCTTGCACGCCTTGCACTGGTGGCGCTGGGCAGTGTGGTCACCAAGCTGCCGGGCCAATTTGCTGCTGTCAGCAGGTTTAACGAGGGTCAGTTCAAGCTGGTTGTGAAAGCGAACACCGGACTCACGCTGCCCCCTGTGATGCCCGGTGCCCCATCGAGTTCCATCCTTGGGGTGAATGTGTTCCGCAGTGAGCCGTTCTTGAAACCGCTTGCGGAGGGCTGGATTAGCGAGAACACGTCTCTCATCAAATCCCTGCCAACACGCTTCCACCCTGAGCTTGAAGGTATCATTCGGCGCGGTGTAGTGAACGGTGCGTCGGTCAAAACCATCAAAGACCAGATCAAAGAACGCTACGGTGTCACGGATTACCGAGCCAAGCTCATTGCACAAGACCAGACTTTGAAGTTGAACGCTGACCTTACACGCTACCGTCTGCAGAGCGTCGGTGTTGAGCAGTACATATGGCGCAGCGTGCAGGATAGCCGCGTAAGGCCCGAGCACGCTGACCGCAATGGGGAAAGCTATTCGTGGAAGGAAGGTGCTGGCGGCGAACACCCTGGACAGCCTGTGCGGTGTCGTTGTCGGGCTGAGGCAATATGGGACGAAGCTTGATGAATCAAGGGCTTTGCAATATGAATCAACCCCGCATATACTCCTGACCATGGAAGCGATCCGATATGACCGTACAGCAATCAAGGCCACTCGCACTGACGAGGGGTACTTGATTGACACGCCGATCGTAGGCCGCACAGGGATTCAGCTTTATAAGAATGCCGACGGTACGATCCGACGTGAATTGCGTCCGCCTGAGGAAGTGTTCAAGGCAGATTCTCTTGCAACGTATGCTGGCAAGCCCATCACTGATGAGCATCCTGGCGAACCTGTCACCGCGAAGAACGCCAAGCGTCTTTCTGTCGGTGTTATGCAGGAAGCGGGGAAGCAGGACGGTGACAACGTGGTTGCACCAATTACCATCTTCGATCAGGATATGATCGACAAAGTAATGAAGGGCGGCAAGCGTGAGCTGTCGCTGGGATACAAGGTCGATCTTGAAGAGACTCCTGGTGTGTGGAACGGCCAGGAATATGATGCGATCCAGCGTAACATCCGGGTCAATCATCTTGCAATCGTTCCGCGGGGCCGTGCGGGTAATGCACGCCTCAATCTTGATCGGCATGATGCCGTTTTATTCAACCCTGAAGAGGAAAATGCTATGCCTGAGAATCTGAGCCGTATTCGGCTGGATAGCGGCCTGGAATATCAGGCTGCTCCCGAGGTCGTTGTCGAAGTTGAAAAACTCCGCAATGACAAAGCCGAGCTGACCACGCATGTCGATGAGCTGCAAAAGCAACTCGACACCGTCGCTGCTGAACGCGACACCCTGAAATCACAAGTGGAATCCACCGACAAGGTGCGCTCCGACGCTCTTGCTGCTGCCCGTGCTGAAGTTAAGGCACGCGCCGAGCTGGACAAGGTCGCTGAAGCGTTCAAGGTCGATGGCGCTGGCAAGACTGACCGCGAGGTCAAGGAGCTGGTGATCAAGTCCATGCGTACTGACGCTGACCTGACTGGCAAGTCGGAAGACTATGTCAATGCAGCGTTCGACCTCACGGTGTCCATGAAGAACGACGTCGCGATGGCCGCGCAACGCCAAGCCGGTGCCCCCCGTAACGACGGTCAAGGTCACAAGCCCGAAGCCGGTTCGTACAAGGGCTTCATGTCTCAACTCGGTAACAAGGAGCAGAAATAATGCAAACCACAATCAGCCAATACGGCGCCGCGGCATTCAAGGGGATGCTCGACGGTATCGGTCCGCGTGACGTCAGCAGCTACGCTGCTGAAGAAGCCATTCCGGTAGCCTACCCCGTCAAGCTGGGCACCAGCCCGGACAAGGAAGTCCTGAAGGCGACTGCCGGTGCAGGTGTGGTCGGTTTCGCGCTGCATGACTACGCTCGCGTCCAGGATTCCAACGGCCTGGTCCAGTACGCGCAATATGAAACCGTCTCCGTCCTGAAGACTGGTCGCATGTGGGTGATGACGTCCGATGCTGTGGTTGCTGGTGCTACCGCCAACCTCACCGTCGCTGACGGCACCCTGACTGACGCTGCTGTCGCAGCGGGCATCGAGGCCTTTACGCAAATCAGCGTGAAGTTCGTAACCGGCACGACCGCAGCAGGTCTGGCCATCGTGGAGATCAAGTAACATGAACAAAGATCAGATGAAGTACGACGAAGCTGACCTCCGCGTCATCCAGAACACTGGTCGCTTCGACGCCAACGAGAGCATCTTCTTCGCTCGCCAGCTGGAATTCGTCAAGTCGCAGACTTATGACATCAAGCGGGTCGCCCTTAGCGCCCTGACCCTGATGCCTGTCTCGACCGCGATTCCCGAAGGTGCAACGACCCACACCTATCGCCAGTTCGACAGCGTCGGCATGGCCAAGGTGATCGCCAACTACGCCAACGATCTGCCCCGCGCTGATGTGACCGGCAAGGAATTCACCAATCCGATTCGTTCGATTGGTAACGCCTACGGCTACAACGTGCAGGAAATCCGCTCGGCCATGTTTGCCGGTGTCAATCTGAACGGCAAGAAGGCGATGGCTGCAACTCGCGCACACCAAGAAAAGATCAACCAGCTGGCATTCGCTGGTGACGCTGATCACGGTCTGCCGGGCCTGCTGTCCGACACCAACATCCCGGAAGTGACTCTGGAGGCTGACGGTACTGGTGCGTCCAAGACCTTCGCCAGCAAGACCGCTGACAAGATCGTTCGTGACGTCAATGCGCTGATCAACAAGGTGATCACTCAGTCCAAGGGTGTGCATCGCGTGAATGAAGTGTGGTTGCCGATCGAGCAGTACGCCCTGATCGCTACCACGCAGAACAGCGCGGCCAGCGACACGACCATCCTGGAGTTCTTGCAGAAGAACCATCCGGGCGTCGAGTTCAAGCAGGTTGTCGAAATGGACGCTGCTGGCGCAGGCGGTGCGGACCGTATGTACGCCATGGAAAACTCCATGGAAAACTGGCAGCTTGAGATTCCGATGATGATCAAGCAGTACAGCCCGCAGCAGAAGGGTCTGGAGTTCGAAGTGCCTGTCGAGAGCCGCTTTGCTGGTGTGATCATTGAGTATCCGCTGGCCTTTGCGTTCGCAGACGGTATCTAAGTAAAATAGAGGGGCTGGTTCGCCAGTCCCTCTATTCACTTCAGGAGATTCAAATGAAAGTCAAGAACGTATCCGCACGCCTGCATCACGTGGGCAATGTTTCCATCGCTCCCGGCGAGGAAAAGGACATTCCGAAAGGCTTCGAGAGCGCCATCAACAAGGATGAGCTCGTCGAAGTGAAAGCTGCTGCACCTGCTCCGGCTGCGAAACCCGCTGCACCGAAGCCGGGCGCACCCGCTGCCCCTGTGGCTCCTGCTGCACCTGCTCCGGCTGCTGAGTAATGACCGCGCTCGAGTATTTCCGGCTCCTGGCGCCAGAGTTTGCCAGCGTCGCTGACGCAACGGTGAATCAATGGCTGTCAGTTGCTGGAAACCTCGTGAATGTGGGTTGTTTGGATGCCGAGCGTGCTGCTATGGCATTGGCGCTGTACGCGGCGCACATGCTGTCTCTTAGCACACGCTCGGGCCAAGGTGGCGCCGCGGCCCTGGGGCCCGTTACCAGCGAGAAAGAAGGGGATCTGCAACGTAGCTATGGCGGGCTCAAGGGTGGCGACACCTATCTGGGCCAGACCAGCTACGGTCAGCAGTACCTTGACGTCACCGCGGCGTGCTTTGGTTCAGCAATTATGACTCGAGGCAGTTCGTAATGGCGGCCGTCAAGGATATCGACCGGGGCTGGAACAACATCGTCCGTGAGCTTGAGAAAGCCAAGGGAATGGAAGTTGCGGTCGGTATTCTTGAGGGTTCCCAGAACGAGGTTGAAAGCATTGCTGAATATGCCACCTACAATGAATTCGGAACCGACGACGTTCCATCCCGTCCGTTCATGGCGACATCGTTCGACGAGAACGTGGCGGAAATTGATGCCGACTTTAAGCGCCAAGCGGGCGCAATGGTCGAAGGGAAGCGCACTGCAAACCAGGCACTGACCGTGATCGGGCAGAAGCACGCTGGGCGCATCCAGAACACAATCACGGGGCGGAACTTCCTTCCCCGCTTGGCACCGAGCACAATTGCTGCCAAGAAAGGCTCTACGAAGACGCTGGTGGATACTGGCGCAATGGCGGACGCTGTGCAAATCAGCATTCGGGGGCGCCGTCCATGAGCAGCTTTCGCAAACAGAAAGACGTCCTGCGCGAAGCGGTGGGCGCTTATACGAATGGCGTGTGGGCTGCTGGCTCGCGCACTGCATTGACCACAATGGCGTCGGCGCAAGCTGTGGTCATGGGACAAGATCTGCACGCTCTTCCCGAAGGGCGCCACCTGTCGGACTTCATAAAGCTCTACACCAGCGACCGCTTGAAAGTGACCGCGGACGGCGAGGGTGTGCAGCCCGACATCGTTGTTCATGAAGGCTATGGTTACGAACTCGTCAGCATCTTTACGAACCAGTCAGGGGTGATCAATCACTTCAAGTACATTGGCGCAAAGGTGTTCAAATTCACAACGACCGCTGACTGGCTGTCCGGCGCATTGAAGAGGCCCTAAATGGCAAGCGATATTGATGTATCAGTTCCCCCGTTCGGTAACGCGACGACCGCTGGTGTCCGTGCTAACTTCGCTGCGGCCAAGGCTGAGATCGAAGAGCTGCAGAACAATCATGGGTTCGTGGATTACAACGACGCAGCCACTGGCGTGACGCCAATTAACGTCTTGGCAAACACTTGGACGAAGCTGACGAACGACAAGTTGGGCCCCTACACCAAGGAAGACCAGTTGCCCGGAGCGGTGACTCGCGTGTGGGATACAGTGACTAATCAATTCAAGTTTGATGAGTTGCCGCTCAATACCACAATGGACGGTCGCTTCGACTTGCAGATAACCACAACGGCGAACAATCAGGTCGTTGATCTGTCTGCGTTCGTTGCGATTGGCGCACCGTTAGCATTCGAGTTCCCGCTCATGACGTCTGCACTGTTCAAGACTGCTGGAACTTACAAAATCAACGCCTTCAACGGAATGTACGTTGGTTCAAACGACGTGAAGAACTATCCGACCGAGATCAAGCTCCGTTCGGATGCAGCTTGCACAGTTCGCGTGAATGGCTGGTACGTCCGAATCGTTATTCCTTCAGGAGTTTAACCATGCCTGCAAAAGTCGTTGAATGCACCTTGAACGGTGTGAAGGGTTTCAAAGCAGAGGGTGGCAAGTGCCATATTGGCCCCGCTGCGAAAGAGAAAGCTACCGCCCAGATGCAGGCGATCAATATCAGCGTCGGCCGCAAAGAAGGCGCAGCCTGGGCCAAGAAGTTGCCGGTTAAGAAATGACTGTCAAAGCTACCCTCTACACGCTGGTCAAGGCGCTCATTGGTGCCGAGACGCTGGTCTTTGCTGACCAGAACGCGCCACGTCCCCCGCTGCCGTATTGGACGATCCGCCTTGCTGCACAGCGAGCAGTGGGCGAAGACGCCTACAGTCAAGGGGTAGATGCCAACGGCGACCAGACGGTCAGCGGTGTGCGTGAGATCACGGTACAGGTGCAACGCTTCGGGCCTGACTCGGACGTTTCTTGCGCCGACCTGCGCGACAACTTGTCCCGCACGACTGTCAGCGAAGCATGGCAGGTTGAAAAGATTGCGCTGTACGATGTTGGCGATGTGCTCAACGTCCCATACAAGCTAGATAATTCGCAACTGGAACCCCGCGCCAGTGTGGATCTGTTTGTTCGGTTTGGCACGGAACTTCTGGACCGTGTTGGCTGGATTGACACCGTGGAAATGGATGCAGGATACGTTACCAATCAGACTCCAGGGTTTGATGAGACGAATCCTGATCTGGCGGAAGTCATCACGGTTGTGTTATAGTGGGCTTGATTTGATATAAGGAGTTTTCGATGGCAACCCTTGACGATATTGTTCTAGTACAAATCGCGCTCCAGACGACTGGTGTTGCGCGAGGCAACTTCGGAACTCCGATGATTGTCGCCCCGCTGATGACGTTCCCCGAACGTGTGCGGGTCTATACCAGTTACAACGCAGCGGCTGAAGACGACCTGCCCCCGAACGTGCTGACCGCACTGTCGGACGCATTCGGTCAGATCCCGCGTCCCCGCCAGATCAAAGTTGGCCGACGCTCGGTGCTGAAGGGCGTGATCCAAGTCGCGGATCTGATCGCGCTGGGCACCTACTCTTTCACCGTCGGTTCGCAGACGTACAGCTACACGGCTGACGGTACGCCTACCGCTGCTGAAGTGGTTGCTGGCCTCGCTGCTGCTGTGCTTGCAGACACCGACGAGATCATTACCGCGACCGTCGCTGGCGACACGCTGGAAGTGGCATGGATTGGAAGCAACGTCGATTCCATCAACCTGCTGTCGAACCTGCAATGGGGCACGATCAGCCCGCTTGGCGCTGCTTCAGCAGTTGCAGACGACCTCAACGCCATTGCTGATGAAGATCAGTCGTGGTATGGCTTGGTGATGGTTGAGCGTGTGAAGCAGACGCAGCTTGACGCAGCAGAATGGACGGAAGCGAACAATCGCTTGTTCATTACCGCAACGGACGAAGCAGATGTCCTCAACGCCGGTGTGACAACCGACCTCCTGAGCGTGCTGAAGAACACCCGTTACTATCGCACGGCAGCTCTGTTCCACACCAATGCGGCAACGGAATATCCGGATGCAGCCTGGGCCGCTCGCGTCTTCACCATCCAGCCTGGCGCTGAGACTTGGGCGCTGAAGGGTCTTGCAAGCGTGACCCCGTCCCCGCTGACTGCGACCCAGAAGCAAACTGTGGTCAATAAGGGCGGCAACACGTTCGAGTTCTACCAGTCCCAAGTGGCGCTGACGAACCCTGGCAAGGTGTCCGCTGGCGAATGGATTGACGTGATTCGCTTCCGCGACTGGCTCAAGGACGTCATCCAGGTCAATATGACCCAGATGATGATCAACCGCGATAAGGTGCCTTACACTGATTCGGGCATCCAGCTCTGCGTCAATAACCTGCGGAAGTCGTTGCAGGAAGGCGTGAATGTTGGTGGTATTGCACCGGACGAACTGGACGCCAACGGTAACACGGTTCCGGGCTTCGTTATCACTTACCCGCGTTCCGTGGAACTGGCGCCCAGCATCAAGGCGTCCCGGATCCTTTCGCTGGGCTTTACCGCTCGCCTTGCTGGTGCGATCCACGTTGTGGAAATCACTGGTGCCCTGGCATACGAACTCTAAGGAGAAGATGAATGAGTGCTACTTTGACAGGTTCCTACGATCCCGCACAGGTGATCTGCACCGTAGGCGGGGTCATTCTTTCGGGCTTCAGCGATGGTGACGCCATCATCGCTCGTCGTGCGGAAGATATGTACTTCACCCGCGTCGGTGCGGATGGTGGTGTGGCTCGCGCTCGCAACGCCAACAAGATGGGCGAGTTCGAGTTCAAGCTCTTGCAGACCAGCCCGGTCAATGACCTGCTGTCTGCACTGCTGTCGGTCGATGACCTCACCAACGACGGACTGATCGTTATCCCGATCGGTATCCTGGACGGTTCCGGTCGCTCGCTTGCCGCTGCGACACAGTGCTGGATCAAGACTGTTCCGGAAGCCACGTTCGGCAAGGAAGTCTCCGAGCGTGTGTGGATCTTCAGCGCAGCTGACCTCAAGATCTTCCACGGTGGTGGCAACTAAGTTGAGGGAATGAAACGGGGCCCACAAGGCCCCGTTTTGTTATACTTGACTCATTGACCACACTCGAGGGATTATCATGCAACAAGAAACCTTTATCGTAGGCACGCGGGAATTCACTTGCGTGCGAATGAATGCGTTCGCAGCCAACAAGCTGCTCATGCGCCTCCAGAAGATTGCGGTGCCTGTTATGGGCTCGCTGATGGGGGCTGGTAAAGGCCTGGGCGACATTGACGTCAAGGAAGCTGCACAAGTCATCGCAGCGAACCTGGACGAGTCCATCATGGACAATATCGTGCTCCCCTTGTTTGCTGAGTCCCGCGTGTATTGCACCGAGACGAAGAAGTTCGTTAAGAGCGGCACCGATATCGACCAGTGCTTCACGACCGAAAACCTGTTCGACCTGTACGAGTTGATCTTTGAAGTCGCGAGGTATCAGTTCGGCCCTTTTTTCGCGTCACTGGTCGAACGCTTTGGCGCTCTGACCGACGGGAAAAAGACCACGGCAGCGTCCCAGGCCAATTAGACGAAGAGCTGGCCGCAGACTTATGGATATGGCGCCCGATCCTTGCAGGAAAGGTGACGCTGAGGGAAGTGAAAGATGGTGTGGCTACGGTGGAGGACTTGCAAGCGTTAAACGCGCTCTTGGATATGCAGTCCGACATCGAAGCTGCCCAATACGAAGCAGCAAAGGCACAGAGGTGACGAATTGATTGTCCGCGAACTGATTACCAGACTAGGCTTCTCGCTCAACCAGTCTCAGCTGAACAACGCTGAGAAGGGTGTTGAGCGGGTAAAGGACAGCGCCGAGCGTGCTGCCGCTGCTTTCCGGAACATCGCCACCGCTGTGGCCAGCTTCGCAACGGTCAAGGCCATTATCAACATCGGCGACGAGATGCAGAACATCCGCACTCGTATCGGTCAGCTTCCGCAGACAGTTGGTGACGC